TTAAACTATCTTTTAAAAAGTATATAATTCTGTCCATAGCAATGTTTTGCTCTATCATCGATTCAGTTTCTACCTCCATCGCCAATGTAAAACCGTATACATTCATAATGAGCTTACCTTCAAAATGAACACCGGCTTGAAAACTAAAATCACGTTCTATTCTTGTTGACAATTTCGCCCTCTTTTTCTATGTTAACGTTTGTTTTGATATTCTTCTTGTTGAAGATTTCATCCATTTTCTTGCTGGCTTGCTCACGGTAACTTTCCATTACCATTTGTAGTTGATGTATTAATGGGGCATTGCCCGTACGATAGGCAAAGTTTAACTTGTTCGTTAAACTTTCAATTGCCGTTTGCAATTCTTCTATTGTTTTGTCTGATAAGTCGTTAATAAAAGGATGTTTCATCCTAGTTATTTATTACCAAGAAGTGAGTGCGATTCTTTTCCAGATGTCCGAACCAATGTAATATGTTCCGGATAATGTAGTATTTGCAGCCGGAGTGTTTGAGGTTAGTGCTACTGCCGCTCCTGCTGTGCCCGAAGTGCGTGTTGCACTAACAGTGATAGATGTGCTCGTTGGTATAGTCTTTACATAATAAATTTCACCTTCAGTCAAACCGCCAAATGCATTTGCAGTAAAAGCATTCCCAGAAAATATAATTGGAACATTTAAATTAGTTGGACTAGTTAATCCATGAGTAGCATTGAAATTGATTATATTACCAGTCGCAACTGTGTTGCCAGCCGGCGCAATTGATACTGTAGTAGGTAAAGAATCATATGATGCAGTACATATATAGGCGTAATTTGCATCCACGGACACATCTCCGGCAACATCGCCTTGATAGCCAGTTGGTGTTGGAGTGCGTTGTTGAATCTGTGTAGATTGTCTAGGTCTATTAGTTGGTTCAATATATAATGTGTTACCGCAATCTGTTGTACTAATGATATAGTCCATTTCACTAACACCGTATGGTGCTGTAACTGTTACTAGTCCACCATTAGATACAAAGTTTTCTAGTGTTGTTGCACCTGTATTATTACTTGCTAATACATTTCCTGAGAAAGTGATAACGGCTGTAGCATTAGAAACACTTAATCTAACTTGAATATTACTTTGTGTACCAGTTGGAGGCCAACTACCAAAATTGATTATAGTATTAGCGGCAACTGTTCCATAGTGTACGTCTGCTAGTGAAGCATTGACCAATACAGTACCGGCTAGTGCGTTACCCAAATTATAAGTAGTCGCTCTGAAACCGCGTGTGCTGGCATTACTGATAAGAGTATTAGCCATATCATTATTTACAACTGTTCCGATTAATGCTTGTTTGACTACGACTTTATTTTGTAGGTCAGTTAACTCAGTTGCCGCAATATCCAAATTATTAACGATAGAGGCAAAGTTATCTCTAAAACCCTGTGAGTTGTTATTAACTCCGGGTACTGGGTAGTTTACATTGATTGGGTTGGTGTTAATTGTGCTCATTATTTTATTCCATTATATCTATTTATTACTGTGTACTATCCGGCAAAATTGTTTGTCTTGGGAACAATACATAGAAGTCTTTACTATCTAACGGATCGGGTACAGGTTGAGCACTAGGTAATCCAGTCCAAGCAGGTGGATTTAAATTATTATCATAATCATAAGTTGCACTCTTATCTACACTAAATCTATCAATTCTAAAGTTGATTTGGTTTAATGTATATGGCCATTGAGCATCAATGTTATCTTTAATTGCGTTGGCAAGTCCGGGTTTAGTATAGCATATTACCCATGCTTGTGTATAACCCAAGGTACTTCCGTTTTCCTGTTGACTTGTCATCCACAATGGTAATAATCTACTATTATATTCTTGACCTAATTCTTGTGCTACACGTGTACGCATATTATATAAACTATTTGGATACAACAATCGTGCAAATCCTGGAGTCAAACTTGTATAGAAAGTAGGTTGATTGTTACTATCTGGGAAAATATAGCTTGTAAATATATCAGTTACACTTGTATACCAAGGACCTAAATTTAAATTAATTGGTCTTGGCCAATTAATTCTTATTGGAACACTTACTCCGGCTGGGTTTACTAAGTTGTCAACTACTTCACTATATACTACCTCATATATTATTTCGCCGGCATCATTTTTTGCAATCGCAGTTTTTAATTCACCTAAAGTAATATTTCTCCAATAATGATTACGGGTAACTGCGGCAATATATTGGTCAATATCACTAGCATATATACCATAAGCATGTTCATATGTAACATTTGTTGCTTTACCAAAATATACATCACCTGGTCTATATAATGATTCGGTTGGTATTAATGTTTCATCCAATAGTAATGTTTCTATTATATTTCTATCTTGTATGCTTGGAGCTGCCTTAATATAAAGAATGTCTGTAGGTTGACCAAATTCTTGATATACAGTAAGAGTAAAAGTTCTACTTGTTTGAACTGTAGCAAATTCAGGTGAGAATGCTTGAATAGTAAATGTAAAATCGGTACTATCTCCTACTACTAATAATTGCTCAGTGGGTTGAGTAGCAACGAATCCGGTTATCTCACCATTACTTAGTAACTCTAAGTTAGGAGGCAGTGATCCAGAGGTTATTCTGTATTCTAACGGTACATCTGATATTGCATTGACTTTTAATGTACTGATAACTTCATTGTATATTAATCCCAAATCAGATGGGGTAATCCATTCAATATTACCAGTAACATTTTTACTTACATTAAATGTAAAATTAAACGGCGTAGTAGATACATTTGGATCATTCGGTCTATCCGCCTTATATGCTCTTACACTAAATGTAAAACTATTAATACCCGACGTAGCTAATTCAGGAGTACCTGTAATCCATCCAGTATTTTCATCACCAACTAATCCTAGTGGTAACGGTAAAGGAGAAAACTGATACTTCAACGGATTACCGTCAAAATCATATCCTAACATTTTAAATGCAAAAAAGTCATTACTAGATATTGTACCTATTTGAGCAAATGATGTTGGTTCTACTGGCGGTAACAAATAATAACCATAATATGGATCAGTGTCACTTATATCTATAGTGAGAGGTCTTGTGTTTAATAGTGTGGGTCTGCGGTTATTGGGTGGTCTACCGGGCCCACCCTGATTTGTGGGGGTTTGCTGGTTAATGATAGTAATAGAATATGAACTAATATTACCTCCCAATGGGCTTACTAGTCTTAATACAAAATTATATGTTCTAATTGCAGGTTGACCCGATGATACCGGAGGTAATGAAATTGACATTCCACCGGTTGCAGTTGAAACTGGAAAAGTTCCACCATTTTGAGTAGTTGATATAGTGAATGCGGATAAATTGTTATCAATTTCTTTAATATAATATGTTGTTCCAGCAACTATACCTCCAATTGGTGTTGTAAAAGTGACTGATCTTCCTATTGTAAATCCATTAGTTGACAAAGCGTATATATAATTTGTGGATGCATCTGTTGAGAAACCAACGGTTGTTATTAATGGTAATGTTACATTAACTGTGGGTGGCTCGGGATATCCTTGAATTAAACCCGTAGTGGATAGTTCAAGTCCCGGTGGTAATAAACCTTCTTGTAATTCTACTATTACTTCATTTGTCGGGTCAGGATTTGTATATTGTATACTAAGTTGTGTCCATATACTATCTTGGGTACTTAGTAATACACCCGATGGAGTAGTAAATTGGGGCACAGCCGTGCCTATAATAGTCATCGTAAAAGTTCTGTCACGTATATTACCAAGATTATCAATTGCTCTAATAGTGAAAGAACTAATAGTTTCAGTTGTAACAAGTGTAGGTATACCACTTATCACCCCTGTTGTAGTGTTCAAAGTCATGTTTGTGGGAAGAGTACCCGCCAATAAAGTATAACTAATACTAGTTGCAGGTAGTACTGGTGATGCAGATAATTGAAATACTGAAACTACACCATAGGGAAATGTTCCAATTGAACCTGCAGGGGTATTCCAAACTGGTTGTGCCATATTAATGTGCGCCTAAATGTTGTAATGCTAAATGGTAGTGATGTTTTCTATCTTCCAAACCAATTGTACCACCATTAATACGCTTCGTTAATGTGATGAAATCATCTTTATCACAAAACTGATTCAGTTTATTATTATCCCAGAACCAACCGGCACTAGCAACAGCACCGTTTGGTGTTTCTAAATATCTAACAGTATCTTCAATACTCATATCTAATGCTTCTGCAAAACGTGTATAGTTATCACGACCGGTCAATTGAATTAATCCACGACCTCTGAACCTAAATCCATCACCACTATTTTCATCACCATTCTTCATACGATTAGCATATACACGATTGGCAATCATCTCTGACTTACGTTCATATTGTTTTGCTAGTTCTTCATTGGGGAAATACTTTTTAAAAGTACCCATTAATCCTTTAGCTGAATAGTTTAAATTTTCAATGACTGCATTAAAACCACCACTTTCGTGTGCTATCTGTGCTAAAAAACCTGCAACACGTTTTGGATTGTCAAACATCTCGTAATATTCTGCTACCGTGTTTAATGGCTCAACAAAACCCTCTAATACAGAGAGTTTTGTCTTTGGACACATTGCAGTTAATAATTCTATTGTTACCATTATCATTCCTATTAAGTAGTTATTGTAGGGTTGTTCATTTCAATTGCACCAGTTGCAATAAAAGAAGAAGTAGTTGCCGGAGAGTATTCATAGAACGCATATCTATTCGGAGCACCATGCAAACTATTAGTTACAGCATAATCAGTAGTTGAGCCAGTACTATATAATACATTGAAAGTGCTTAAATCTATAACACGTTGTCTTATTTGTGCAGGTGTTTCACCTGGATAAATTTGCAACAGTTGTGCTACTATACCAGCTACATTAGGTGAAGCCATCGATGTACCTTGAATGTTGGCAATTTTAAAATTGGTATTATAGGGATAAGTGTTTACCCCATATGGGGCCTGATTATAACCAGAATCGTATACATTTGATATAGTAGAAACAACAAATGTGCCGGGCGCAAATACATCAACTCTAGGACCTGAAGCACTATAGCTTGCTTTTTGTTCTTTGTTACCGGGTAGACCGGGTGTATATACATTGTCAACAGAACCCACACAAATAACTTCTGATGAAACAGATGGTGTACTACCTCGCATATAATACCGTGTACCTTGAGTTGTACTGTTAAAATAATTATTATAATTTGCCCCACCCGGAACGTCAATTGCTATATTGTCGTTACCGGCAGCACTGACTAATACAACACCACCATCCAAACAGTCTTCAACTACAGTATCAACTGCATCAACTCTAACTCCAAAGTAAGGGCCAACCATACCATATTGCGGCTGTCTAGTATTTCCTAGCCAGTTGGTACCTCTATAGTTACCACCATTAATATTAACAAAAGCTCCATTATATCCCCAACTCATATTGACTACAGTTGGTCTTCTATATCCAGTAATAGGGTCTATTGGTTTATAGTAGTGCCAAACCCTAATCAATTCAAATGACAGTATATCCTCTATTCCACCTGTATCACCTAGACCAGCAATCTTCATAACATATATATTAGAATTTTTTGCTCTACCATATGTTTTGCCTGCTGAAAGTCCACAAACATGTGTGCCGTGACCTTCAGTATCAGTATAGAATCCTACAGGCATACCTGCTTCTCCAATGTCAGGATACCATGGCGGGTTTCCAGTTTGTCCTGCCTCTGTCCACCAATTAATTTTTTGTACCCTGCTTACACCATTAGCATCAAAAAAATCAGGATGATCGCATTGTAATCCGCTGTCTTGTACTATATAATCTACTCCGGTTCCATCTACAATATAATCATAAGTGAAATTACCAGTAGTATTAGGGGTATTATTAATTCTAGCACTCATTCGAGGTAATCCCCAATTTACCCAATTCTGATTTGGTGTACCTGTTAGTTTTGAATATATTCCGGTTTGTGTAGCAAAAGGTTTTTTAGTAACATCATCACGTTGACTTGGTGGTATCTCAACAGAAGATACTCTATCGTCATTGCGTAATTTTTCTGCTTCCTTATCGGTAAGTGCATAGTGGCATGCACGTTGAGTTAGTGGTCTGACATTTAAGATATCTACTGATCGAATTGGTATATACTCACTGCCAGACCCATTAGTTTCTATTTCATGCCAAAAGGCATCATAGTCAACGTCTTTGTTTAATGACACTATATATTCTTTAAGCATATGTTGCACCTACTGTATACCATTGAGTTGTTGTAGGAGCAATATATTGTAATGTTGCGCCTGCACCGTGTGTTAATGCGGCATTAGCTGACAACGAATTAATTGCGGCGCCTGATGCTGGATACACTGCAAGATTAGTTGCACTTGAGTTTGTAATTATTATACACATGCCAGCGACTGCTGTTGGTAATACAACCCCCTGTCCTGCTGACACAGAAGAAACAACGTTGAATTCTTTTGCAAGAACAGTAGCAGTACCTTGACTGATACCATTAGCACTGATACTAGTAGCTACTGACCGAATGTAATATGAGTTTGCAATAACGTTTGCACCAGTTATATTACCACTAGAACTCACTGATGTTAGTGTACCTGTACTTGTAATGTTAGGTTGAGCCGCAGTTGTTACTGTGCCGGCTGTAGTAGCACTACCTGCTGAACCACTTATGTTACCAGTAATAGTTGCTGTTACAGTTAATGCACTTAATGTACCAACTGATGTAATATTTGATTGTGCCGCGGTTGTTACAGTGCCGGCGCTAGTTGCAAATGTCGCATTAGCCACCGTACCGGTTACATTAGCACCAGCAAGTCCAGTCAATGCTTGACCATTACCTATAATATTACCAACACTTACATTACCTGTAGTAGTGATTGTATTTGAACCATAACTTGCTAGAAATGTAGCAACATTACTGTTGCCATACGTACCTGCAAAACTAATAGGGTTTCCATTAGCATAATAATAGTTGTCTGTTTTGATACCAAGAACAGATGCATTGCCTGTAGTACCTAATGTACCAGTGATGTTTGCTCCGGTGCCACTGACAATAACAATGTTTGCATTACCTACGGCAGATATGTTAACGTTTCCGTTTGCAGATGGAATGTTGACATTACTATTGCCATTAGCCAATGGACCATATAGTGCTTGTGCTGATAAATTACCAGTAAAGTTACCTGTACCGGATACATTAACACCAGTTCCTGTAATGACTGCAATGTTTGCGTTACCTATAGCACTAATACCAATGTTGCTATCTGTTGCAATTCTAATGTTACTGTTACCGTTTGCCAATGTACCTACAAAATTGCCAGATGTAGTATTTCCTGTAACTGATAAACTTGTTAGTGTCCCGACACTTGTAATGTTAGGTTGTGCATTATCAACAACTGTGTTTGCTACCGTTGCCGCATTTGCATTTCCATAGAATCTACCTATAAAGAAATTAGCAGTCGCAGTGTTACCTAAATTAGCATTACCAAATTGAGTATTATCTCCCGTAAAATAACTAGCACGTAAATTACCATAGTTAGTAAACGTAACAACTTCACTAGATATAGTTACGTTACTGCCGAATCCAAATTCACTATTACTATTGTCCCATCCCATAAATGCAGTAACAGGTATAGTAGTATAATATTGTAATGCTGTACCTCTATCTTTACCATCATTGGTTGTTAGTGGATCACCATTAGGTCCGCCACCCAATGAAATAATAGGATCTTCAATTACTAGTGATTCAATATTAACATAAGTTGCATTACCTAGTACTGATAGATTCCCGGCAATGATTGTGTTGTTTGCAACATTTAAATTACCAACATTTGCGTTACCCGTAACTTCCAGTGATGTTAATGTACCCACCGACGTTATATTTGGTTGTGAGTTTGTCGTTAATGTACCAATTAATAAACTTGCGCCGATAGTTCCGGTGTTTGCATATACATTACTTGCAGTTATATTTCCAGTAACAGTTAAATTAACTAGTGTACCAACACTAGTGATGTTAGGTTGAGCATTGGTAGTTAGTGTTCCCGTTATATAATTAACTGTTAATAAATTTCCTAAGTCAGCGTTGCCAGTAGTAAGATTTCCTATTAGGTTTGCGCCGGTGCCAGTAACAACAAAAACATTTGCATTGCCGGCCGCACTAATATTAACGTTGCCATTAGCAGATGGTATACTAACATTACTGTTTCCGTTTGCAAAGATTCCAGTTATATTTCCAACGGTTGCTAGATTTGCAACAGTTAATCCCGGTGTAGATAAAATGCCAGTTACTTTATCAAATGAAAAACCTAGATTAGCACCAAATGATCCAGCATCATTAAATTGAACAAGTGTGTTAATTCCCCCCGGTGATCCACCACCATTGCCGCCACCACCTGGGCCCCATATTAAATTACCGAGACCATCTGTTTGTAAATAGTATCCTACAGTTCCGCCACTAATATGAATATTACTAATTGACCCAAGATTTACATTAGATGCCCCGGAAAAATTAATAGTAGTACCACTAAAAGTGGCATTATTAGTAAATGAAGAATTGCCTGTGAAGTTAGCATTACCAGAAACATCCAAAGAAGAAAGTGTTCCTAATGCATTAATATTCGGTTGATAAAAAGAATTAGATGTTAATGTTCCATTGAAATTTGCTAGGCCCAATCCAGGGGCTCCAAAATTAGCAGAAAATACATTTGCTGGATCTATATCAATGTTTAATTGTTGTGAAGAACTTGTAATTGTTACATTACTTTGTGTATTATCTGCTCCGCGACCTACTTTCAACGATGTAGTTGATACTTGTAAACATGCAATGTTTGCTGAAATTATAACGTTACCTGTAGGATAATTAACAGTAACGCCGGCCCCGGGTGTTCGGTTAATTGAAGTTACTGTTGAATTTGCATTGGTACCAAATAGTTGGTTGAAATTATTTTGTACTTTACTAAAAGCCGTTCGTATCGCATCCGCTGACGGGTCGTCAGGAAACGTACCAAAGTCTATGTTTTGTTGAGCCATATTTATCTACCTAGTTATAAAGTATTTATCGTTTTTTAAGAATCATCAGCCCAAAAAAATACCCGACTATTGCCGGGTATCTTGTGTTAGCTAATATTAAATACCTGCTAATTTTTTCCAGTCACGTACTGATTCATTTAACATTTTTGATTCATTAATATCAGTTGTACCATGAGACATCATACGATTTAACTGTGTACCAACGACAGGAATAGTTGTTTGACCAGTCTGCTTACGCTTGTTCAAACCACCACTGATAATGTTCATCATAAAGTCGATATCAGCTTCAAATGTAGTGTCTGATACAGATTTACCGGGACCTGCATCATTTGCCCACTCGTCAATCTTTTCTTTCTTATCTTTCTTGTCATCATACTCAATGTCTTTTTTGACTTTTTTGCCAGCTTCTTCAGCTTTGTCATCATCTTTACCTTTATGACCTTCGTCATATTCGATATCCTTAGCAACTTTCTTAGCGGCTTTCTCAGCTTTGTCATCTTTTTCACTAGTTGATTCTTCTGATAACATTGCTAATTTTTTGTAAAGATTAAAGAAACTTGACTCTGACATTGTTTCACACTTGCAAGGATTGCAATCACATTTGTTACAAGTGCCTTCATCTATTTTTTCTTTGCCGGCTTCTTCGCCTGTTTCATCTTCAGCTTCGTTAGTAGGGCTTGAATAGATTTTAGCTTCTTCTTCATCGGCGGCTGCATCATCTTTTGCTAATGCTTCGTCACTACCTACTTGACCCGCAACATCAGCATTAGTATTATCAGCACCACTATCAGGAGGATTATCTTCTGCTACATTGTATAGTTGTTGGTCTTCTGATTCAACTTCGTCAACCATTTCTTTTGAACCACATGAATGACCAGCTTCCATCATTCCACCGCATGATTCACATGTTTCTTCATGACCGTGCTCACCGTGTTCTTCGGAACCTTCTTCATCTTCATAGTCGCCACCGGACATTTCTTCACCTGCGCCAGACAATTTCTTCATTAGTGCCATCATACCGTCATGGTCATCAACTACGCTTATACCACCATGTGCATTGCCACCCTGTGGTGCACCATAACCATTTTGGTCTTCACCACCAAACAATCCTAAACCTGCTGATTTAATGATTGATAACAATTGGTCTGCTTCGCCATCTTGTGCCGATACACTTACTGAATCAGGGGCACCTTGTTGACCTTTACTGATAGAAACAGTCATGCCTTCGGCAACATCTTCTTTACTTTCTAATAAAGCATTTAATTGATTGTCTAATGCTTCAAAAGCAAATTCATCTAGTACGTCATTGTCACTAAAAGTTTGACCAAATGCTTTGAATGAATTTCCAGGAGTCTTGATTGCCTGTTGTTTCATATAAGAAGTTTTATCCATTTCGTACATATCATCTTCCATAGCAGGTGTACGTGCACCATAGCTTGCCATGTTTTCTATTTCATTGTTCATTTCACCAACCATACCTTGAATTGGCATTTGACCATAGCACTCATCTAGACCCTCTTTGTAGCCTTCATGGTAGCAACGTGCTTCTTCCATGTCTTCATATGTTTTGCCACAATGTGAATGTCCCTTCATGCCATCGTGTTTGCCTTTTAATTTGGCAATTAATAAGTTTTTGTTCATACCTTCTTTGACTTTCTTTTTCTTCAAATCATTTTTACCCTTGCCATCTTCTGCATAGTCAGGGATGCCATTCTTGTTAGCATCTGGCTTCTTAGCTTCGTTGGTTTTATGTTTCTCGTCATACTCAATATCTTTAGTAACTTTCTTGCCAGCTTTTTCAGCTTTATTATCATCTTTACCCTTGTGATACATATCATATTCTAAGTCTTTAGTAACTTTCTTACCAGCTTTTTCAGCTTTATCATCAGCTTTGACGCGGCTTTCAAATTGTTGACTACGACCAGCACCTAAACCAGCGCCCATGTCACCATCATGTGTTGGCATTTCGGCTTCTTTGATTTTCTTCATTTGTGCGCCTGCAATTTTTGTTGCGGCTTCTTTACCATATTTAGGTGTAAGTTTACGAACTAATGCATCAAAGCCAGTAGTAGCATTGTTATGCTTGCCAATGTCTTTTTCATCTAGTGTGCGAGTATTCATGTTGATACGATTAGTAGCATGAACCATTGGGTCTTTGCGTTGTGTAGCTGGTGACATTTGACCTGGTTGCTGTGCATCACGCTTTGCGGCTGCTGACTGAATAGTACCTAGACTTAATTCTTTAAGTTCTTCGCCGCCACCAATAGAAATATCACCTTTTTCAAAGGCTGCGGCAGCGGCCGGATTCTTTGCAGTTGCTACTACTTTGCCGGTGCCATCTTTAACTGCTACTGCGCCCGGCATCGGGGCAGTTGTATAACCTTCTTCATTCAACACTTTTTCTAATTGTTCAAAGTATTCTTTTAAACTATGTTTAGTAGTTTTCTTTTTGTCATACTTAGGCAACTTAACATCTTTGCCTGCCTTAACACCAAACGCACTGAAGTCATACTTCTTATCTTCACCTGAAGATTGCGTAGCTTTTTTGGGACGACCTTTACCTCTTTTTTCAGTAGAGGCAACTTTAACTTTATTACCTTCTTCATCTTCGTCATCTTTACGACCATAGCCACCTGGTTCAGCAGTGTGCTTTAAACCAGTTTTAGTTTTTTCTGTAGCTTCGTTCAACTGGTCTAGTTGTGATAATAAACTTTTGAAATCCATTTTGTTATTCCTTTAATTATTTACGTGCGCCAGTTGCTGGCTTTGCTGGACGAGTAATTTTACTCATAGGACTCTTGTCACCCATTTTTTTGTCATCCAAATAAGGCTTGAATGGGTCAAACGAATCTGGTGTTTCCTTACCTGCATAAAGAATATTAATCTTGCTATCTTTAGCTTGATCTTTAATTGATTGTAAGTATGAATCACCATATGCTTTATTTGCGGCTTTGGCATTAGGTTGTTCTTCTAATTCCGTGTGATCTAATAATGGACTATGACTCATTTCATTCTCGTATCCAATCATTTCACTATCAATGCTATCATCAAAATCAGTACCTACTACACGAACCATATCAACTTGATAACCTAATAACTGTGCAATCTGTTGAATCATTGGCTCAGTCGCTGGATAGCGAAATTCTGCTTTAATTATTGTTACACTTTGGTTACTTAAATTAGGAAAACCATATGGACTTTTTTGTATTGGCGTGCTCTTTGGCTCACCAATATTGACAGGGTCAAATTTGTTTAGATTGTACTTAAACATATCTAAGAAGTTCTTGTCAACTTGACCAGCAATTTTGATAGTGTAATTGTAAGTATGTACACTTTCCATTATATATTTTCGTAGGCTTTTCATTTCTTAATTCCTGTATCTATTATTTATCTTTTTAATTGGATTTCGCTGCCAACATCTTTAACAACTCATTCCTATCCAAAGATTTTCCCTCACCCAATGGTGTTGCTTCTATTTGTTCTTCTTTTGAAGCTAGTTTTTGATCCAATGTTGCTTTCTTTAATTGCAACTCAATCATCTTTAATTTCTTGTTTAATTTAGCTGTTTTTGCTGTAATAGCATGACCTAGCATACTACTAGCACTATTGAAAATTTCACTGGCAAATCTACTATCAACTTGCATACCTAGATCCATCAAGTCTTTATAGCTTGATGTTGCTAGAGTAGCTAACTCATCCATTTCCCCGTCAGCGGCATCTAGTCCGCGTACTTGCGGTAATGCTTCTTCAATTTTAGTTAAGTTATCTAATGCAGTTGTAGTGACTAATTCTGCGTTTTCAGGAATAGGTTTAGAAAGAGTATCAATTTCTTCCTGAGGTAATTCGAATAATTCTTCAAGTCTTTTGGTCATAAAAGTATTTAGTTACTTTCGTGAACCGTTTCTAAAAAGGTCATCTTCTGTGATTACACGAAATGTAAAACCTTGTGCTTTGCAGTAAGCCATAGCAGACGCCCATTTAGCATGATTGACTGCTACTACCAATCTATCTCTAGCATTGGCAACACGACTTTCAATTAAACTTTGTTTCTTGGGTTTTATTTCAACAACTTCAGCAAGTTGTTTGCCGTATTTGTTTTGATAGACTACAAAAAAATCCGGCACGTACATATGCATCTTGCCATCTAGTGGACTTCTATATGGAATAGACATTGATTCACTGGCCCAACTAGTTACATTTTTATTTGTATCACAAAATGTCATAAAGGTTAGTTCCCAACCTGATCTATACTTAGGTGCGTGTTTGCCTATATACTTGTGTCCGTTTTTTGGCGTAAATATGCCTTGTGCCCATTTACCCATGATTATTGCACGATGTTACGTGATACTGGTTGATTTGATTTAGGAACAACAGCAATGCCGTATAATGAAGTTTTGCTTTTGAAACTATTAAGATAATAAGCAATAGTTTGATTCATTTCCATTTTGTTAGTACCTTTAATTTGATCTAATAAATTGAGTACTGGAATTTGTGTTTCTTGTGATATCCTAAATAACACAGCAGTAAAATTAGCCGCTATATTTTTTGAATCACATACTGATAGAAAATAGCCATGCACAATATCATATTCATTGGCATTAACCGATAAATTGATGGAGTAGAATGAATCAAATATTCTAACTGTTTGATCCATTGATGTTCTAGTATCTAATATTCTTGGCATGTTATTATTTATTACCTAAATATTAAGGATTTCTTTTGCCCGCATACGGATTTGGTCCTATTTGTGCAGGGCCTGCGGTTGCATTTGGTGGAGTACCGGCGGTACCCAAGCTAGTAGGAGTTGCACCAAATATAGGTGTAACAACATTTATGTTTCTATTGGGTGTTTGCTGTACTGCGTTTGTAATGCCTGCCACAACCTCAGATTTTACTAAATTTTTAATAGGTGCATTTTTAAATGTATTATACGTTGTCCCGGCCGCTTGAATAGCACCTAATATATTACCTTCTGCTAACGCTGACATTGTACCTCCTACACCATCTACTAATCCACCTTGACCTAATATAGTTCCGTTTGATCCCGGGCGTGCTATAGGACTTACAGTTCTATCATAGTTAGCATCAAGACCAAAACCAGTGACAATGTTGCTAGGAGTTCTACCATCAAGTTGACCTTCATTGTATACAACGGTTTCATAATCTAAGTTCATTTGCATTTCCATAACACCACCACCCTCACTATAGCTATAAGTGTCATGGTCAAATTTACTAATGATAGGATTAATTAAAGTATATGCTACAAAATTGTGTCTGCTAAGACCAAATACAGTAATGTTTTTAAAAAAAGGTATTTTGTTACCTGTTGGATTTGGGGTTTCTCCTATGTATCCCCAATCATCATTACCGGTAATAGAAGGTGTATATGTTGTTCGGTCATTATAAGTAACCAGTGTTCCTGTTTGATTTGCCCCGCCACCACGTGAGCCTGCAAATACAACTTTAGGTTTTGTGCCATCAGCATAGTTATAATTATAATATGCTTTCCATAAATTACGTATCATATTGCCATTGTCATCATGGAAAGCAATATTAACAGGATCATATTTGATTTTTGTTTGTATAATTCTTTTACGATTATACTGATTCATTTCAGTGGTGTTAAAAGAAAATCCAGGTAGTTTGACTGTCTTAACTGCTAAACCAAAATTAGCGCCTGTACTAACATTCTGTGAATATGCCTGAGGGTTTATTTCAAAATAGACATGAAAGAGGAATTTAAATTTAGGAGCGTTTTGATAAGCATTGGGCCTAAATGTTTTTGATGCATGAGTATAATCACGAAGGAAATCGCTGCCGAAAAATGTTCCGGCAGCGTCACGTAATAAGTTCTGAAAAAATCCAGACATCTGCTAGATTCCTTTAATTAATATTAAAGAGAACCACCGATACCTGTAGCGATTGAACCAATTGTACGACCAACACTTGCACCGACACCAGAACCAATTGGTGATTGAATTGCGTTATCATAACGTAATGTCAATGCAATAGTTACCGCTTCGTTTGTAGCATAATTCAATGTATTATAGTTAGCTGTCTGCAAGAAGCAACCATATAGTTCCCATGTTTCTAATACGATAGGAGCGGCTGCACCGTTACCACCATCTAAGATTTCAATGTTTGTTTGAAACTTATAATCTTGACCAGTTGCGGCTGATGCTTGTTCAACAAAGTCCATTTGCTTCTGTAATTGTTGACCAACCAATCTACTTACTGTATTTGATGCATCATCACGAACGTTAATGTTCATTGGTGCCCATGTATGCTTTCCGGCTAGATACATCGTTGAGTTGTATATTGGTATTGTAACTTCAGCAAATGATAAGTTAGGACGAGAGCAGTCAATAACTTGTTTAGTTAATTCAATTGAACTAGCACTTGCGCCAAAATTCAAAAAGTTTACTCTGAATCTAAATTGTAGTTTTGGCATTAACAAGCCCTGATTGCCGCCGGCGTTATCAGATGCTACTGTCATGTTAAACAATGATTGTGAGGCTGTTGCCATTTTTGTTTCTCCTGTTATATATATTTATCTTTTAAATTCCCCCTAGCTAGGGGGATATTTATATTACTGTGATAATTCACCTGTGTTCAAAACTCTTACTGGAATGTAGATGAATTCAGCTGCCTTAACAGGCTCAATTGCAACGTCAATCCAAAGTTCGTTTCTGTCAATTCTAGCAGGAGTGTTGTTTGATTCATCGCACACTACTAGATAATCATACAACCCACGTTTAGCAACTAAATCAACCATTAGTGTTTCTACAACACCAGCAATTTGGTTACGTGTTAATGCGTCATTTGGTTCGAATACAAACGGTCTTGCCGCTAATGTTAATTGTCTACGTATGTAAGCAATTAGTCGTGCAACGTTAGTTCTATCCAATGCACTTTGTGAATTGAAACTTGTTTTGTTACCGTAGTTCAACAAACCAACACCAGTGAAGAACACTAATGGGTTAATGAAATTGATATACAATACATCACGTATACCAATACGTGTTTTAGTTGTAATAAATTCACCAGTTACTGCATCCAAATAACCAATGTTTGTAGCATTATCAATTGTACCTCGGCGAGTACCAGCCGCCGCTAACCATGGATAACTGATTGTATCGTTGCGTAAGAAAGTACGTAACATCATATGGCTTGGGGGGACAGCAACTAAGTTGCCAGCTAAGTCTGGGGCGATTCCACTTGGATAGAATAGACCTAGATATGTATTTCGTGTTACACAACCTGCTTCTCCTGTGCTTTCGGCGCCGGCTGCATTAGTAGCCCATGCTTGAATTGCAGTAGCATCGTCCGGTAATCTCATTGGAGTATCACCGATGATATAGCCTGTTTCACCACGATCAGCATTCAACACAACCATATTAGGTTGTAGTTCTGGATAGTATGGTGTTGCCATCAAGTTGAAGTAATTATCTTCATCACGAATATCTGTATTTGTGTCAATTACAGAACGTAATGATTCAACAACCATGTTGCGTTGTGCTTGACGACCCATATAAGGAGATCCGTTTGCTTGATTGCCACTCACAGATACCCATGTATAACTTACTAATGGTAAGTTAGCATCGTTAGTAGGAGTACTAGGATCGTATGCGCCTGCATCTGGGTAATTTGCACTTGTAAAATAATTTGTTCTAAATTGTTTTACGTTATATCCTGAACGGCGTGTGTTAAACAACAACATACCATTTGGATATAGACTTGGACTAGGTGCATCTAAATCAACATAATTACTATCTAATAAACTAGTAATTGTTGGGATAGGGTCATCTACTGGATTAATAGCACCACTAGTACTCCAACGTGCATCTAAGAATGTAACGCCTGTGCTACCAGTTTGGTCACTATTATCTAAACGAACCCACTGATCTATACCGTCAACTGATTCCCAACGATTGATTAATGGATATGTTTCTAAGTCACTAGTATCAATCCAGATATCACCGTATACTAATGCTGTGCCGTCACTTTGTGTTGTTGGTTCACTGGCAGTACAAATTGGACCATTTGGATCAGTTGCATTACTACCAGATGGTTGAGGGAAACCTGAACTATCATAGTTCAATGTACCATAACCATTCCATTGACCATTATAGTTAACCATAATATCAACTTGGTCTGCTACTGAGTAGAACCAGTTTGTATTATTAGTTGGTAATGCTACCGGAGCACCTTCGTTTGCTGTATACTCTAGTGGAACCCAGTCACTAATTTGAACTAGATAATCTTGTGGGATAGTTTCTCCAGATACAAATGTTACGCCTGTAACAGGACCTGTTGCACCGCCACCGCTTATGCTTGTAACTCGCACTACTAAATTATTAGCAGAACTAAATCCACCTAAACTTGTATATGGGATTGTAATTAAATTACCAACTGCATATCCGGTACCACTAAATGAACCAGAAACTCCGTCACCTACTAATATGTATTGACCGTAATATAATCTAACTACAATAAATGCACCTGTTCCGCCTACTGGGGGATTTGGATCTTGTACAGTTAGTGCATGATTTAATGAGTAACCTGTTTTTACATTAGTTGTACTATCTGGAACAAAACCTGCTTGTGCTAAAATAGTTGTACTTGAACCTACGTATGCAGAAGTAGTAGGGAACCAATCACTAATTGATATAATACCACCTTCAGTTTGTGTCAATTGAATTGCACCATCAGTAGTTACTGCACATGTTGTGTTAGGAATTCCGGCAGCTGACCATGCAGTTACAAAGTCTGTAGGCTCATCACCGTCTGATATAGGACCTACCGTGTATATACTAGACAAACTTGGTGATCCGGGGACACTTACTTGAACAAATATATCACCGGATCCTCCGGGAATACCATCCAATGTCCAATTGGTTGTTGTACCTGTAGCCACTGTTGCGCCGGTTGTAGCTTTTTCCCATAAGAAGATTGGTCCTTCATTGAAATAACCATAATTGGGTATTGCTGTGTAAGATCCGGGACCGTCAAATGAATACTGTGCATATACTGTGCCTGCAGGAATTGCTTGACCACCAGTTGAATCTAATTCAGCAATTACTGCCCAATCAGATGTACTTGATACTACAGTTTGTGCAGAGAAACTTGCGGTAGCTGTACTATATTTAGATATGACCGGAGCCAAGCCATTACCAGAAGTCCCAACTTTTACCCATACAGAGCCTGTTGGGCGCGGATAAGTTTGACTTGCTTGCCATAATGGCATCTGAGATGCTGTGCCAAATAATAATGCCGGTTGATAGAAAACACCACCTGTTACTGTTCCAGCTGAAGTAGTAATTCCCAAATCGTCAAGTACTGATCCAACGGTTTGAGTTAGTCCCAATGATGTCGTTTCGCCAGTAACTGGTTGTGATGAATAAATTTCTAATTTATTTGAACTAGTTGCTACCGCGCTTAAATACGTCCAACCTAAACCATTAATTAAAGTTGCAATACCTGCGGCTGAATTATTAGGACTTGCAGGAACTGTAATAGTGGCTCGCAAGAACGCATTTCCACTTAAAGAAATAGTAAATGCATCACCTGCAGTCAATGGATTACTAGTTGAAGTGCTTGAGTCTGCACCCTGAACAGTAGGAACATCGTTAGCCCATGCCGCAGAACCTAATGTTACCCATACATTGTCTGTTGTTTTATAGAAATATGTACTTGCATCATTTGGATTAGTTGATGCTGGTGCAATAGCATTTATGGCGTATTGTCCAATATTACCAATACTGTTTAACGGAACACCACCACTTAGGCTAGTAGTATCACTAATAACAATAGGCACTTGCAATTCAAATTGGCCGGTTGATGCATTAAATTCATAAATGCCCCAAGTACTTGTTGTAGTGTCTAACCAATATGTACCATTAGCTGGAGCTCCGGTTGGGCGGCTCGTTTGACCAACTAAACTAGCTAAGTCAATATCAGCACGTAAAACATAGCAACGATTTGTAACCCCCAATAAGCTGTAAG